TATGGCTAAGTTGTTGCATTCTATCGTATAGCTCTTTACTATACTCAACTGTGAACGGAGTATCTCCGTATGAACCACAGATTTTGTCATCAATGACATTAATTGTAATCATAATTAAATATTTAATTGGTTAAAAAATATACCGTATTTTATTCCACGGTATTTTGGAATTGTGTAAAATTTTAAATTCTTTTATGTACTCAGATTTAAGACCAAGCTTGTATCTCACATTTTCTCCACCATATTGAGACGTCTTAACTTCTTGTTTATCAAGAACCCACAAGTCTACTTCTGTCTTAGGATGGTTTTGCAAATTTACAACATGTTTCTTAAAATTATGCGTTAAAAAGATACATTCTGCTAATACTTGGTCTTTATATTCAACATAGTTATTCATCATGTCAAATATTTCTTCATAGTCATCTAGCCACCCATCATACACAATAATAGGGCTGTAGTTAACATGTACATCATACCCTGCATCTATAAATGCATCGATAGCTTTTATTCTATCAATTATTTTAGAGGTGCCTGGTTCATGTAGATCTGATTTATGCTGAGGCATAAGACTAAATCTAACACGTACTTTTCCTTGAGGATCAAATGTAGTTAGGTCTGGATTTACATATTTAGTTGCAAAGCTAGCCATTGCTACAGGATGATCTCTGAAAAACTCAAACACTTTTTGCCAATCATGATACTTAGCATGTAATGCAAAATCTTCGTTACAACTAATGTCGTAAGTAGTAAATTCTGCATGTGTCTGATTAGGTTTCTCCACTGGAGTGAAATACGCATGATTATTGATTTCAGTCAATATATCACCCGTATTCACAGCAATAGATAATCCCTTGGGTTTATGGCGCTTCATGTAACAATATGAGCAATTGTATAAGCATCCATAACCAAAACTAGGACTAATAAAATCTGTGGACCTACCAGAAAAACGTATTTTAAACGTCTTCCTGGTGTCCTTTGTTATGAGTCCCATGTCTCACGGGATTTTGCTCTTAGGTAGATTCTGATTTCTTTCTCTAGCTCAGGTGTCATATCACACTGGCGTTCTCTAAGACAATCTAGCTCATCTAAAAGCGGTTTAATTTCCTCTGCAAATTCAATTAGATTCTCATACTTTTTTAGTATGTCTAAATCTGCAGCCCTGGCATTACTAATATCAGCCAAAACAAACATCTCTTTTGACTTTTCTTGTATTAGCTCTGCATCGTCACACTCATTACAAAACTTTTGGAACTCATATAGTTTATCCATGTGATCAGTTATAGCTGGTGCTACATCTCTCACTCGTCTATACTCAAACTCAGCATAAGTATCATTCCTCATGTCTTGTAGTTTACAATAGTCTTTTTGTAATTGGTCGTGTATACAGCCTAAACCTTGCATAAATTTAAATTCATTTATCCTTTTTAGTTTATGTGCTGTGTAATAATTTACTAATGTTTCGTCCATAATATATTCATTTTTGTCGTTCGTTTGTAAAAATAGGTCATCAATATGTCTAACATTAGGATTCTTAGTGATAAACTTAACTTTATTCTGACTTACACGAATAAGCTGAGGTGCATCCCATCCTTGAGCGGGTGTAGCCCAATCTTCGTATTCATCAGAATTCCATTTCATCATACTAACTGGAGGATTATCAAACCAGTAAACTGGGTATTTATGTCCTTTATCCCAAGTACTAAGATTACTGTTAGCATATACTTGATTATGCTTAGGCTGAATTTCTTTAAGAAGTAAAGCAGCTTTTTTCATCTTACCTTCATCTTCTTTAGTACAATAATAAGTACGATATTTACTATTCATAATATCAACCGTTTTAGGTTCAATCTTATCCATAGTAAAATAATCATCTTTCTTATCATCATATCTAACAGTGTAGGCAACTATTCTCTTTTCTATCTCTCTACGTTCTGCAGGAGATAAATTAGAAAATTTAGCTTTTTCTTCTTCTTGAGCTTCTTCCTCTTTACGGCCTTTCAACCATTCTTCAGGAATTTCAACCTCATCGTAATTCTTATACCATTCAGATTCTTCAATAAGTTTAAGAATAGCTCGACGCTTAGCTGTAACTCTAGATTTTTCTTTCATAACTTTCTTAATAGCATCAGGATTACCTGCAGCTTTTGCAAGAGCGCTATTAAACCTTGTCTCTAAGTCTTCTAAAGTGTAAGTACAAACGTAATTTTTATTATAAGAAGTTTCTTGGTTTAATTCTAGAAGATACATATCTTTATATTTAGACCACTTTTCTTCTCTTTCATAAAAATGCTTAGCATCAAATCCTTGCCAATCCTTAATAGACTCTCTTTTCATTTCGCTATTTAACATATAAGGTTTCATAATATTTAAACCTTCAAATAACTTATTAGCGGGACCATATTTAATTCGAGGATCAGGCCCAAACTTAGGCTTAAGATCTTCAGTATTAATAATACGTGCTAACTTATTAAGAATTCTGTTCTCGCTACTGTTCCCGGTGATAATTGACCTACAAGCATCAATCCATTTAAGAAAGTCAGTTTCTTGTAACTCTTCTTGAATAATCTCACTAGCTTCTTGAGCTGCTGCCATAACAACACCTTTAATATAATTCTTAGTAGCTTCATTCCATATCACTTTCTCACGAGACGGAGTAACATCTACACCATCTTGTAAAACAGTTTCTGTTCCATCATCATTAGTAATAACTTGACGAGCTGGGCATTTAAACGCAATAGAACCATACATCTGCTCCATTTCTAGTTCACGAAAGTCAATATAACCATAGTTAATACCTGTAGTAGCATTCTCATCTTTAACAAGTACAATATGTGGCTTATTAAAGTAATATGAATCAGAAACAATCAGGTTTTTAGAATTATAAATTACTTCAGCTTTAAATTTAACAGTTCTTTCATACCCTTCATCCTCATTATCAATAATTTTAAAGTTAACGTTGTCAAAGTACATTAACTGCTCTTCAATAGCTTCTTCAAACTTATTACGATTGTGTTTCTTAACACCAAATGATACAGTAGTTCTATTTTTACCGCCATCTATATCATCTCCACCATAGTTTTCATAATATACTTTAGTGCCATCACTAAAAGTAATAAATGGATTAGGTTTGCCTTCTTCTACATTAAAAGCAGGTATAATGAAATCAGTTTTGTAATTATAACAATTACATTTAAACCTCATACCATTATATACAGTTTCAATTGTATAAAAATCTACTCCTGTTGATAGCGCAGCTTTAGCACCAAGACCAAAGGCACCAAAATTTTCACTAGTATTTCTTTTCGTAGAATAACCTAGTTCCAATATACCTTCTAAACGTCTTGCTCCAATACCTACACCATAGTCAGTAATTTTAAATACATCACAATAACTTACACCTTCATTTTTTTCATATACTAAATCTATATGATTAGCTTCAGTGTTGAGGTATCCAATGCTATAATAATCTTTATCAAAATTACTATCTTCATACTGAGCGCCATGACGTTCAATATAATAGTCTTCAACTTTCTTTGTGCCCAACAATATTTCTCTAGCTACTTCTTTCTCACGTTGAGAGTCACATGCATTTGTTACAAGCTCTCTAACTGTAGACTGAACTGGCATAGAATATTGTGTAGATTGAAGAATGTCAAATACCATCTTCTCAGCGCCTTTGTTTATCTTTTTAGCTATGCCGGCGCTGCCCTGCATAGGTTTATCAATTGTTTTAATACTCATATCCTTTTATTTTGTTTATTAATTTAATAAATTTAATTTGATTCTTATCTAAGAACTCAGTTGGAAATGGGAAATATCGTTCTTCTGCTCTTGCATTAACTGTTGTTACATAAAAGCTTCGAGACTTAGCTCCTTGCTGTTTAAGCTCAGTCAATGTTGATTCCCATTGTTCATCACAAGCTTGTTGAGGATCGTCTTGTCGTCCGTACCAGTGATGATGTATATTCCAATCAGGAATAAATAAATGTTGAGCTCTGTACCCATTAGTAGCACTGTCTCCATTCCATGCTAGGAACAAAACCGGTCCACTCCATTGCCCATCTAATGCTAATACAAGATCTCCCTCTTTAAGAGATTGAACCCATTTTTTATAATTAACATTTTTCATAGCCCTAATCTTTCTTCGTCCATTCTGTCTTCTAGATAATTATCATGCATTCTTTCTGCATATTCATAATCTTCCATAGGTTCACAGTGCTCTTTACATTCATAACAAAGACCTTGGTCTTCATCCATTCTTGCTCCACAGCAATTGCTTACCATGTTGTATCCATACCCATCATCTATTGGATTGGATAGTTTCCAGTCATCATAATTCATAATTTTAGTGTTTAATTGGTTAATAAAAAAGAGCCCCGAAGGGCCCTTGTTATAATTGTTTGATAAGTGAAACAACTTCATCTACTTGCTTTTTATTCCGAGGCATAAATAGCACATAGTGATGATTGTTATCTTTAAGATGTTTTTTAAATAATTTCCACCTTAAAGGAAAAGACTCATTTGCATAGCCTTTTGTTTCTATAATAAACTTACCGTTAGGATCTACAAAGTCAGGAGTGTATGTAATCGGCCGGATTTTAGATCCTTTGTTATATAACTTTTTAGCTGTTCCTTCATAACACGCTTGCGGATATACAACTCCTTCAAATATTGTAAATGTAGTTTCTTCATATTCTACTATTATTTCAGCTTCTTTTAATTGTTTATAGCAATATAGCTCTAAATTAGATTGAAAGTTTTTACCGTCATAAGTAGATTTTTTAGCATTCTTAACTTTACTTCTTCCAGGTTTTTTAGCTCTTCTTTTCCACGCCATAATTCATGATGTTAGTTTGAAGGTACCCTTCCAGACCTCTATTTTTATTCCAGATAAATGCTTGCCCACATCTTAATGTACCAACATATCCTTGAGTTTTATGCCAAGCATCGTTACCACATATAGATGGGATAAATCTAACTTTAGTTCCCATGTATTCATTTAGCATCTCTTTATGCTTATGTCCACAATGTACTTCCCTAACTTTACATCTGCTCCACATCTCTGGCTGCTCAGTGGCAATTAATAGCGGAAGTTCTTGAGATTTTTCTTTATCACCATGTGTAAACATAATCATATTAGTCCCATACTCATAATACTTACGAGTATCTAAACTATTATCTATTGTTACATTTTTATTGTTATGATACATAGCATCTAAAACTTCTCCCACATAAAACATACGTTCAAAGTCATGATTACCCTGTACAACTACAACATCTACCGGTGCAAATTGTGCTAAGTAGTCAATAGCTTTCATAACTAAATGCCAATAACCTCTAAAAGATTGACGCCATAACATATGATCTTGTTGAGGTGTCCCTTTAGTAGTAGC